GTGTATCTGAAAATATTGCATAATCAACCATAGGCATTTCACCTTTTTCAATCATTAAAGCTAATGTTGTGCTTTGTACTCCTGCTCCTAGTGATAATATTCTTAAATGCATTTGTGTAAATTATGTAGTTTTTTTAAATATCTAATTAGAGTTGATGCTTGTACTGTTCTTTCATTCTCCATCGATGGATATAGTTTTTTCACTCTAAAAGTTTTCATATCTTTATAAAAAACTAGCATTGCAGGAATTTTGCTTTGCCTAGCCAACTTCATTGTTGCCGTACAATTTTTATATGTTTGACCTTTATCGTATGCGTGTTCGATGAGTAATAATGGTTGATAACATTTACTGCATACTTCAACCAGGTCTATATCAACAGCAGCCAAATCATCTATTGTTCTATGCCATTCATTAAATGGATTTCCTTTTTCAAAATAACTATATCTTGGACTCACTAATACTCGTTGGTGGAATTAAATTTAATTTCTTTTTTAATTCGTAGTTTTCAATACGCAGTTCACTATTCTTATCGTATGCTTTTTCTAATTGTTTGCTGACAAATTTTAAATTAGTTTTTAATTCTTTTATTTGTTCTTCAGGATCTTGTTTCGGCATCTATGATAGTTATTTTTTTTGACTTCTTAATAAAAGATTCACCCTGATCAGTAAGATTCAAACTTCTTTTTTTATATTTGTCTTTGTAGATATAACCTCGTTCAATCAATCCATTACAACATTGTGCAACACTCGTATAAGAAGTTATTTCTAATCCATCTTGGATTTCTTTTAGTGATGGAGAGTAATCGTTTTCTTCCCAAAAATTATGTACGAATTTTAATACCTGGCTTTGTCTTGGAGTCATGCTTTAACCTTTTTCTTTTTATATTCAATTAGCTGCACAACTTTTTTAGAAATTTCTTTTGGTATACGAATAATTGGTAATGGAAATTGATCCCATCCATATTTTTTACGCAATATTTTTTCAATTAAATCTGTGTTCATAAATCACCATTCTTTTTCATTTGTAGTGCGTTGGTCATAGATAGATATGCAGCTCCATCTATGTAATTATCTCGGCTATACGAATCAGGATTAGAA